TTGGGTTGTGGATCTGGTTCGCTTGGTAAAAAGATTGGAGGATCAACCTCTATCTGTGCACCGGACACAAATGGATACACAGTGGCATCATGTTCCACTGCATCTATCTGCACATTCAATTCACCAGTGATCTGCACACTGATCACTCTGAATGTGACCTGATTCAATTGCAAAACAGGATCTGTTAATCTAATGATATCACCTGGTATAATGTCAATCAATTCGGGTGTGGTTCTAAAAGACACTGTGCGTTGTGCCCTTGATTTCTTATAGATCATTCTTGCAAGATCTCTTGCAATTGCAGGATTGGTCAATGTTGGAAAATTAAATTCTCCAATCAATTCCTCTCCATCAGTGTAGAAAACTGTGGTTGGATCATTGTCTGTGCCTGTGCTCACAATGTCATCTTGATCTGAATACACCACCTGTTGATTGGTAAAAGATTTACCTGGATCCACATAGTTCACAATCACTTTGTTGTATTTGGTGCCTTTGGTTTCTCCACTCAGTGTGATTGGACCCACAAATTCATTGCTGTCCACATCATATGCCACATTCACTGTGCTGGATGTGATATCTGTGGCATTACCACCATCTTCCACAATCAATTTGTATCTGCCATCCACATAAGGCAACAGTGCTCTACAACCTGCCACTAATTCTTTAACATTATCAATCAGTGTTGAACCTGTGTTAATCACAGCATTCATGGTCATTGCTTTGCCTGTTTGTGTGTCTGAATATGTGACTGTTTGATCAAATTTTTCTGCGGCAATTCTAAAACTTTCTGCATCTATTTCATCGTTGGATAATCCACATCCGTATCTGGTGTTTCGCATGTAATCCAATAGACAGTTTGCTGGATTGATACCTGCAAACATTTTGGTTGAAGCACTCACTTCATCTGCTTGTTGTGTGTATGATCCTGATGTGATGCTGTATGAATCTGTTAGATCTTTTGAACCTGGAGTTAACACACTGGTTGATCTTAAATCCATAACTTTTCTGCCTTGCACATGGAATATAACCTGTGGAATACCTCCTGAAAAAACTCTGTTGGTTGATGTGTCAAATGAAAATCTAAATGCCGCATAACACAGTCCTGTGCCTGTTCTCACTTTGGAATTCCATGTGCCTGCACCCCCACCTGTGTTGAACACAGCACTGGGTTCTGGTTTATTGGGATCACCTGTGTATATTTCAAAATCAACTAGATCTTTGTAGATACCTGCATTGATTTTGTTGATGCTTTGTGCCGCTGTTCTTCCAGAATCTGTGGTTTGAAAATTGTTTGTGGTTTTGCCACTGTAGGTAACATCAGCAGGTGTGACCACACGATCATCTATCTTCATCTGTCTAATTCTGTTGATGGGTCCTTCGCATATGGCATATATCACAAAAAGATATTTGTTGTCAGTGCCATTGGTTTCCGCATGCACCACTGCACCTCCCACTTCTCTTTCACCGTACACCACAGGAATAGGCACATTGGTTCCTGATTTGGTTAATTTTACACCATCCGCAACCTGTCCAGGATCAATATCCTGCTGTGGTGCACCAAAAGGTGTGAGCACAAAGTTGAAGGCATCCCCCACAAATGATCCAATCTTTTTGACCACATCGGTGAATCCGTCAATGACTTTATCAACAAATTTTTTAACTTTGTCTCTAAATTTTGAAAACCAACCCATTATGTTTTAATTCCCCATTTGATATCTTCCACTGCCTTGTCAGCATACTGCATAAAATTTTCATATGATTCTCCTCTGCCTCTGCTGAAACCTTGTGGATTTGTTTTTCTACTGTTGACTTTTCTAAAATTTGCAAACTGACTGGCAATTTCTAGAGTGATGGTTGCTGAATCTTGATTGTTGTTCAATTGATAACCACTCACCTTGCCCTTGAAAACAATGTAACTGCCATCACCCGCAGAATCTTCAAACAGTATGTTGTTGCTGGTGTTGATGAAACATCTTTTGATGGTAACTGATTTGTTGATCTGTCCTGACACAGCATAATCTGTGATTGCATTGGTGGCAATAGCACTGAACACAATGTTTACTGTGCTCACTGTGAGATCTCCCACTTCCTGTGTTTCTGAAATTGAAATTAATTTGTCTGTGGCATTATACAGTTGTCCACCCACTGTTAAATTGTAAGGTGCATCTGTAAAGTATTCCACTGTGTTGTCTGATTTTGTGAGTTCCAACAACAGCACCGCAATGATGCTTTTGTTTGCCAGTGTGCTGTTCTGTGTGCTGGTTAAATCTCTGGTCACTACAACACCTCACGCACTTCGATTGTGAAACTTACTGTGCCATCCACATTGTAATTGTATTCAAATGGTGAACTCAATGCAATCATCAAGAACGCCACATTGTCATATGCAATTGTGTGACTGGTAGTTACTGCTTCAACCAAAGGCGGAGTGAATTTTAGTGTTTTTCCTCCTGCACTGTCTCCCCCACTGCTACCAACACCTGCACAATTTTCTGTGATCATGTATGCTTTGTTGTGATTGCTGAATGTGATCATGTCACCTGCTTTAAGTGTAAGTTCTCCTGTGTCTGTGATCACCTCAACTGATGTGGCACCTGCATCTGCATTGGTTTGAACTTCAAGATTGACACTGCCTGTGGTTGTGCCTGAAAAATCACTGATGCCTGGCAACACCACATAAAAATCGTTTAACTGTCCTCTTAATTGTGCAAGGAATGCCTGTATTGCTTTGAAATCTGCTTGAGTGTATGCAATCATTTTCAATGAACCGGTCCATATGGTGGTTGAATTGCTCACACGCACAGTTCTACCACTAGTTGTAGTTGTCACACTCACATTGTCCAATTGTCTAAAATTCACAGACTCAAATTTCACTGTGGTTGGTAGTGTGCTGTTGGGTCCGTTGATGTATCCTATGTTTGCCATTAGTTGGTAATACCTACTCTTCCTTTCCTGTTGAGTGCTTCATTGACCACACCCACAATGGTTTGTCTTCTGTCAATCAACACTTGATCTATGCCTTGTGAATCAATTGCATTGATTGTGAAATTGATATTTACTGATCCACCCATTGCACTGTTTGGAGTAATGGCACCGCCATTTGCTCCCATGGTCAGTATCTCAGGACCAGATTCTCCAACAAGGTAACTTGCCCCTGGTGAAACCTGTCCACCTTTTTGTCTAGGTCCTGTGTACTGTGTGGATTTAATTTTAGCGACTTGAACCGCACCTGTTGCCGCAATCAATGCCGCTACCAAGAAATTACCGGTACTTAATGCTTTCATAACACCTTGTGCTGTGTTTATAATAGCATCTGCTATTGCTAATGCTTTTGCAATTTTAAATGCTTTTTCATTAATCTGAGCTAATTCATTAATTAACTCTCTACCCAGTGCTATCGTTAATCCTTTTTTGTTTTTGCCAAATGCTACTTCAATATCTATTTCTTTGGCCTTGCCTTGTTTAATTAATTCTATTACATCTTCTTGTTCTCTTTTTCTTCTGTCTGCTTCTGCTCTTGCGGCATTTTCTCTTATTTTTGCAATTGCTTTTTGATACTGTTCTTCGCTGATCTTGTCATTGTCTCGCAAAATTTCTAAATTTCTATATTTTTCTTCTTCTCCTTTAATTGCTGGATCTTCAAACACAGTGCCACCAACTTCTTTAGCAATCGACGGTAATGCTTTTTCTGCCGCTTGTAAATCTTTCAGTGCTTTCTGTCTTTCCAACAGTAATCTTAATTCTTTTTCCTGTTCATCGGTCATGCCTTTCAATGCTTTTGCTTTTTGAATATAGATTTCTGCATCTATTTCATTTGCAATTGCATTTGCTTCTAAATTTACAATATTGTCTCTTAATTTTTCTGTGTATTTGCCCAGTGCCGCTTCTAATTTGTCTTGTTGTAATTGTTGTAATTTTTGAGCTGTGGTTAGTCTTCTTGATGCATCAGTGTTTGATTCTAAACCTTGATGTAAACTGTGATTAGCATCTGTTAAAGTGTTTGTGTCTTTTTCTAAAATTCCAAATTTTTGACCTAAACTTACAATTTCATCTTTGAATAACACAATACCACCTACCAACACAGTTGCCGCCGCAATCAATGGATTCGCCATTGCCGCCGCAGTCATTATCCTAATGGCCTTGGTCACATTTGCCACGGTGACACCTAAACCTGCCATAGCAACTTTCAATGCGAATACCTGTTTGACTAAAAATCCTAATGCTAATAATTTGAAAGCAAATTTTAATAAATCCACATTGTCTTTAGCAAACAGTATTGCATTGCCTAAACTTTCACCTATTTGATTTGCAAGATTTTCACTGCCTTCACTGGCATCTATGATTGCTCTTGTGACTTCAGTCAATGCCGCAGTTAATCCGCCTTCACCCACTTCATCTGCAAATATGGCAATTTCATCTTGTAAATTACTGAATGCACCTGTTAATGTTTGTGATTGTCTTTCAATACCACCTGCAAAATCAGTTTTACCAATTCTTTCAATAACATCTATAATGTCCAATCCATTATTTCTAATGGTTGTGGTTGTGCCTTTGAAAATAACTTGCAGTTTGTCACCTTCTGTCTTGACCTTAATACCCAACTGTTTAAGCATTTCAAATTCACCAGTGGTAGCATTGAATACTGCTCTAGCAACATCATCAATTCTTCTTCCCATACCAGCGGCAATATTACCCACACTGGTCATGAAGTCTATAGTTGGGTCTAAACCTGCATTTCTAAATGTAATGAATGCACTGGTTACATCTTGAAGTTGGAATGGTGTGGTTTGTGTGAAATCTTTGATTAAACGGAATGATCTAGCGGCGGCCTCTGTAGAACCCTCCACAGTTACAAGTGTTGCTCGTAGATCCTCAAATTGTCGAATGGTATTGATTAATCCTCTAACAACTGCCGCCGTACCAATGGCCACCAACGCTCCTGCCGCCGCTTTTGCTAATTTTCTAGTGTTGCCTAAACTTTTGTTTAGACCTTCTATATGACCTTTTGCTTTGCCTAGTGCCGCACCTGTTTTATCAACGACGACGAGTTCTAGGCGTACGGTGTCCACCATGGTTCATTCCTTTTTGTTGTTGGTCATGCTGTAATTTAAAATACGAGTTCCACATCTGGATCTCTAGGACGCTGAGTTGCATGACCTCTTCTAATGACTTGCCAAGTGTTTCAGCAATCTTCATAAGAAGAATTAGCTCACCATCCTCTTTTAGTTTTTTTCCACTTCCTCCATAGCGTATTCACTGGTTGCATTATTCAATTGTGATGCAACCTTGATCAACACTTTTGGATCGGCCTGTGTCATCAATTCATTCTTGTCGAATTTTGAAAACATCTGCTTACCATCTGGTGTCAATGCTTTGGCAATGACAGATTCAACCAATGCTTCCACTGTGTCACCTTTGGTTTGCAGTTGAATTATTCTCGATTCAACCTGAAACGAATACACAGGTTTGTAATAAATGTCAGTCTTCCACTCGGGCACAGACATTTTTAGTAGTTCACCATTCAATTTGTTTTTGAAATGGTCTTTGATGTTATTCATTACTGAACTCATCTTATTCTCCTTCTATTTCTTAATGTTGCTCCCAAGGCCTGCCTCACTATGCCTCTGGGTGCTTGTTTGCTACGCCCTCGTTCTAACAGATCAATGTAAGGCACACGGTTTTGGATCTGAATCTGTCTTTCCACACTGCTTGATGCTGTGGGGTTAGTTCCTTGTTTCATTTTCCAACCGCGTCTTGCTCTGCCTTTGTCTATTGGAGTTGCGTCTTTGACTTCCTCCAATAAAGTGTTTGCGATGCGGGTGCTCACTTTGGTCATTTCTCTACTGACCTTGTTGAACACCGCATCTAGATTTTTTAATCTCCCAGATATCATTCTGATTACACAGTTGCTTCTACTAAAGGTCCTGTTCCTTGGAATGATACTGTTGCTGTTACCAAGTCATCAAATGATGCTGTTCTTGAAACTGAAGTTAGGATCACTTCACCTTCGTAAACTGCTCCTGATGATGAGTTTGGTATAAATTGCACATGCAAAGTGGCATCGTTTGCTGGATCAAACACAGTTGCGCCTGTTTCTGTTGTGTCATACACAACTTCCATAGTGCCTGTGAATTGATGCAATCCTGCCAAATATGTTCTTGCTCCGTCGCCCATTGCTGTGTTTTCAATTACATCTTTTGTGTGTTCCACAGTCCAAGATCTAACATTCGCCACTGCCGTCATTGCGCCACCGGAATCTGTTCCATACTTCACTGTACCGTTTTCACCTGTAAGTGTTGCCATGATTATTTCTCCTCGTTATTGTTTTTAAAATCATCCTCTGAATATGTCCAATTGTCTTCTTCCAAATCCATTTCACTGTGTTTGATTTGTTCAATTAGATCCTCGTTGGATAATTGTGTTGATTGTTTAACTTCTGGTTCTGCAATTTTCAATTTGCGTTTAGAAGTTTTTTTCGTAGATGTGTTTGAAGTTTTTTCAGTCCAACCTGCATCTAGAAACCTCTGTAATCTGTCTGCTTCTATTTTTTTAGATTCTTGATCTTTGTGTATGGTAATATATTTCATTATACTGCTCCTTTGGTAAATGAATATCTCACTTCCACTGTCATTACAAATTCTCCCAGTGGTGGTGTTCTATCAATCACTTCTATTGTTCTTACTCGTGTCGTACTGGCCCTCGCCTCTGCTAATTCTCTGGTTCTGTCCGCATTGAGTGTTTCTTCTATGCGTTCTATCAATTCATTGCGTTTTTGATCCACAGTGGTGATAGAACCTTGACGGCCATCTGCTCTCACAAATCCTCTGATGGCAACTTCTATGATGCCTCTGCGATAACCACCCATGGCATCGTCTTCTCTGGTTTCATTGCCTGTGGTTATTAACACAGCAGGAAACTGTGTGATTGCCAATTTGTTCACATCAAATGGTTCGCGTGTCACAATGACAGGTTTTGGTGGTCGCATGTCCTCCAATACTTCAATGATGTTTTGTGCTATGTTTTCTCTGTTGCTCATTCTTTACCTTTTTAGGCGCAAGAAATGAGTAGGTTCTCTTTCAGCATCATCCACTGTGCCTGAAGAATCCAAATCATATTCTACACCGTCTCTCAGCACAAGATCCATTTCTCTCTCGTACTCTCGTCTGTAAAATTCCATTTTTCTTTCAAATATGTCCACTGCTTCGTCAAACTTGGCCAATTTAGGGTATATGTGAAAACCCAATGCTTGATAGCATGCCGCTCTGGTCAATTGACTGGCGGTGTATAGATCATCGTCCGGTTCATTTTGTCCTGTGGAAATGTATTTTAAATCATACAGTCCAATCTGTTGAGTGGGCCACCATCTAATACGCAAATCTCTAAACACATCTTGTTGTGCTCTAGAAATTTCGTCAGTGAAGTCTGGTATGCCGTATGACAGAATATCCGGTTCGTATTCAGTGATGTCGCTGATTGTTAAAAGTGTTGCCATGCGAGTTTCTGCTCCATTAAAAATTGATTAAAAACAAGTTCTGCTTGTCAGTTATTTATATCTTTGTGAGTTTTTTGAAAAGATTTACAGGGCAACTGCTTATGCTGAAAACAGTTGCCCCACATTTAAGAGATAAAAAATGTCCGCTGTAAAGCGACAAGTATTTATTTCTGTGTGTGGTAAGAATTGTGTTAAAACTGGGAGAGCGTTAGAAATGAGCAATTACACTCTCCCAGAAAAAAGTTGTCTATGTCAGACAGTTTTATTTATCACTCAAAAAGAAAGGGCCCGAAGGCCCTTTCAATGTGAAGTTTGTTGAAGGTTAACTTATAGATTATAAGTTAGCGTCTCCAATTAATGCTACTCCGTATTCGTCGAACAATTCAGAAACACCATATGCCCAAGATCCAACGATTTCGTCAGCTCTTAAAGAAGCATCTCTTTGGTTTTCAATTCTGAACTCTCTTTTGATCATTACGCCCAATGCGTCTTGATGGAAAGCACCGCCTACGAATGCGCCTGCTGAGTCACCAGTTACTGTGTTTGATTCCACTATAACAAGATTTGCTATACGGCCTACAAAACCAGTTCTGATTGCCTCGTTAGCAACATCAGAAACATTACCAGAAGCACCA